AAAGATGCTTTAAGCGAATTGCAGGATGTTGTAGAAAATTCCGACTTTGGGAGCGAGGAGTTCAGGGCTGCGAGTACTGAGATTGAAAGGGTACAAGCCAAGTTAATTGAAGCAACTAGTAAAGGTGTTGAACCTGCAACGAATGGATTCAAGAAACTAAAGGACGAATTAAAAGCAGCTAAGAACGCTCAAGCGGAAGCTGCTCAAACATTCGGAGAGGGTAGTAAAGAATACAAAGCAGCCGCCCAGCAAGTCGCTAATTTACAGGATAAGATAGATGACTTAAAAGACAGTTCAGTTTCTTTAAAAGGTACTGGCATTGAACGTTTGAATAGTGGCGTTGGACTTTTAAAAGAAGGTTTTGCCAATTTTGATACTGACAAATTAAAGGTCGGTTTTAATGCGCTTGGAAGTGCCATGAAAGCAATCCCTATATTTTTAATTATTGAGGGAGTTAGATACCTAGTTGAAAACTTTAATGAATTATCAGAGGGTACAGGAATAATAGCCAAAGCATTACAAGGTGTTTCTTGGATAATGAATAAATTAAAAGAGGAAATTTATGCCGTTACAGATGCTTTAGGATTAACGAATAGCGCGCTTGACAAACAAGGCGAAGCTATTAAAACCTATGCCGACAAAACAAAAGAAGCGTTAAACCAACAGTCAGCTGCATTTGATAGGCAAATTGCACAGGCTAAAGCGGCTGGCAAATCTACAGTTGATTTAGAAATAGCAAAACAAAAAGCAATCATTGAAACCAATAAAACAATAGTTAAACAGATTGAGGCGTTTGTAAGGGCTGGTGGAGAATTAGATGAAGAGAAACGCAAACTACTTTCTGAATCATTAGAAACTATTAGAAACGCTAAGTCACAGGAAAATGTAGTTGTATTAACAGCGCAAAAAGAACAAAACGATGCTTACAAGAAGAAGTTAGAAGAACGAAAGAAGTTACTTGAAGAGGCTATCAATGAAGAAAACCAATTAAACAAAAACAAAAAAGCATTCGACCTTCAGCTTGAAGTAGAAAAGCAAGCGGAGCAAGAAGTTATATTAACTCAATCATTAGAGCAGCAAAGTTTAATTAATGACTACTTTAACCAAATAGACAAAGAGCGACTAGCTAAATGGAATGAAGAACAAAAACAATTATTAATTGATAGAACAAATCAAGGATTAGATACATTAACACAATTTACAAACGCTAGCGCAGCTCTTAGTGATGCTGTGTTTAGTGTTCAGTTGGAGAATTCTAAAAAGGGTAGTGAAGAGGAGTTGAAGATAAAGCGTAAACAATTTGATTTAAACAAAAAGATTCAAATAGGTGCAGCCGTAATAAGTGGGTTACAAGGCGCATTAAATGCAATAACAGCAAAGTCAACAATACCTCAACCATTTGATGCGATTTATAAAGGGCTTCAAGTTGCTACAATTGCAGGAACTACAGCGCAAACAATTAACAAAATTAGTTCGACTCCATTTGAAGGCGGTAACGCTTCAAGTATTAGCGGTAACAACTCAACCCCTGCCATTGGAGGCTCTGCACCTGCTTTTAATTCAATTGCTCCAAGTGTTAACCCTGCAAACCAACAACCACAATCAACACGATTAGATGAGAGTGGTAGACCAATAGGTCAAAATCAATCGTTTAGAATTAAGGCGGATGTGGTTGAAAATGATATGACCGAGAAACAAAAAGAACAAGAAAAAAGAAAATCACTAATAACTTTTTAACATGACTATAAAAGAAAACGGAGTCTATAAAGGCTTAATTAAAAAAAACGAAAACGGGTTAAACATTTTATCAATGGTTGAAAGCCCTGCTATTGAAGTTGAATACATTAAAATGAATAAGGAGGATGAGCCTATTCAAATTAAATGTGAAGTGTTGAATGAAGAAAAAAGAATTGTTATTGCACCTGCAATGGTACCGGATTTAGTAATACCTAGAGTGAGCAAACAAGGCGTTAAGTTCTCAGTTTACTTCGATAGAGAAACTATTTTTGAAAGTTTGTTTAAATTATCCTCTGAGCAAAAAGACCAAAACATAGATATTAACCACAATCAAGAATTGATTAACGGTGCTACTATTATTGAAAAGTTTATTACTGATGAAAATAGAGTTCAATCAGTTAAAGGATTTGAAAATATGCCTTTTGGTACATTGTTTTTTACAGCTATTGTTACCGATGACCAATTATGGTCGGATATTAAAGCAGGCAAAATAAACGGCTGGAGTATTGATGGGCAGTACACTCTAGAGGAAACCGATGTTGAATTAACAGAAGAAGAAGTAAATTTTTTAATAAAAAATAATATTTAAGCATTTTTTTTTGTTATATGATTAAGACATGGATTTAACATTATCAAAAATATTAAATAAAGTTTTACCGAATGACGTAAAACTTCAATTAAAAAAAGAGATTGAAGCCTCAATCAAACTACAAGAAGAAATTCAATTAATGACAAAAGAATACGCTTTAGCAGACGGCACAAAACTAAAAGTTAACGGTGAGTTAGCTGCCGGCACAAAGGTTGATGTTATGCAAGCCGACGGAACAATGATTCCAACTCCAATGAATGGAGAGGTTGAGGTAATGAACGAAGATGGAAGCATGACTGTTGTTAAAGTTGTTGAAGGTGTTATAGCTGAGGTTAAGCCAAAAGAAATGGAAATGAGCGAAGAAGATAAAGCTAAAAAAGCAATGGAAGACGAAGCTAAGAAAAAAGCTGAAACAGCCATGCAAACTCAAATGAGCAAACAACTTAGTGAGATTGAATCTTTAAAGAACGAAAATAAATCTTTAAAAGATGCGGTTAATAAAAACACTGAATCAATCAACTTAATTTTAAGTGTATTTAAGACTTTGGAAGAAACTCCAATGCAAGAAGAAAACATTAAGATGAAGTCTTATGAAGATATGACTCCGGCTGAGAGATACAGATATAACAAAGGATTAATGTAATGGCTAAGAAAAAAGAAACTGAAATAAAAGAATTTATCAATCCATTCACTCCTAACTTAACTTATATTGAATGGTTAAAGCAAGTTCCGAGTGATGTTGATATGAAAGAATACTTAACAAGTGGTGGGTTAAGTGAAAGCGAAGTAAACCACATATTAAACGAATTAGAAATCATAAACAAAAAATAAAATAAAATGGCAGTAACATACACAGGTCAATCAACTATTAAAGGGCCTAACTTAGTACCAGTTTTACAAGAAATATTCCATGAGAATAAAACTATTGCTAACAACTGGGTGACTTTCAATGATGACATGAAAGAAGGTACAATCATTACTACAGCCTCTGTTGGTGCTACTGCACAGGCGTATACAGGTAATGCGTTAACTCCTTCTAACTCTATTCAAATTACTGATAGAGTTGTTAGTTTAACTAAATTAGAATATCGTGAAGACTTTTTAGAGGAGGCAATTAGAGCAGGTCGCTTTAATCAGTCAATGAAAAAAGGTGCATGGGAAATTGAATCAAACGAATTTAATAGTAAAGTGTTAGGAATGTTTGCTCCAAAAATTTCAGCAGATTCTGAAAGATTATTTTGGGGTGGCATCACAGCAGGAACAAAAACAGCTATCGCTGGCTTAACTCCGGGTGCTGGTCAAGGTTCTATTACAGCAGCAACACAAACAGCCGTAGCCGGTTTAACAGCTGGTTTAGTTGATGGTATATTCACTAAGGCACTATACGATAATAGTGCGTTAGGTCAGTATATCAAAGTAACCGGAACAACCGTAACAAGCTCTAACATTGCTACTGAGGTAGGTAAGATATTCGCTGCGCTACCAGTTGAAATGTTAGAAGACTCTAGCGACCCAGTATTCATCTACTGCCCATTAGCTTGGAAGCAATTATGTTACAATGCTAACAACACTGTTGGTGCTGCACAACAAATCAATTTTGTAATTGAGGGCAACAACTTTGCAACAAGTAGAGTGTTTTATAACGGATTAGAATTAGTGTTTGTTCCAGTACCACTAAATACATTAGCTTATGCTCATAGAGCTTCACGTGTAATGTGGAATAGTGACTCTCATACAGATATTTCTAAAATCGTAATTGATAAGAAACAAGCTGATGCTGATGTTAAATTTATCCGTGCTATCTACACTATCCAAGCTCACATTGCTGATGCTAACAAAGGTGTACTTTACGGAGGTTAATCAATAAAAAAAATTAAGTTAATATGCCTTGTTTAGCAATATCATCCGGTCACACTTATACAGGTTGCAAGGATAACATCTCAGGAATAGATGAAATCATTGTAACCGAGTATAACAACCTAGACCAAACAAATATAGCGAAGTATGCTACAACTGCAAACGTTGTAACTACCTTAGTACTTGCAACAGGTAAGCAAGGTTGGAAATATGATTTAGGAAAAGAAATGATTAACGTATCAGATAACTCAACCGTGAGTGCTGAGTCTGATACCGTGTTCTACACGCCTCAAATCACATTTACAACTAAAGGCTTTACTACTTTATCGAAAGTAAACTTAGACACGTTAAGCCGTCACCGTTTGCTTATATTCGTTAAACGTCGTAACGGTACATGGTGGTTAGCTGGTTTAGACGGTGGCATGGATGCAACAACTATTGAAAATCCATTTGGTCAAAAGTATGAAGATTTTAGCGGACACATTGCTAACTTTTCAGGTAAATCTGAAAGTCCAATGATTGAAGTAAATGCTTCGTTAATCACAGCCTTGTTAAGTCCTGCACTATAAAATAAAATTGGTTTGTAAAAATAAAAGAGCTACTACATTTGTAGTGGCTTTTTTTGTAAAAAAAAATAATGGTTTTAGAAAAAAATACAACAAATAAACTTATCTTTACAGGCACGGAGAAAGGCACTTTGATTAATCCTAATTATTTAATCGAGTTTATTAAAGATGACACAAAAGAAAAAGTTTACTGCATAGGTATTGATAGTTCAACAAACATATTAGTTTACAATAGATGCGATGTTACAGATGTTAGCGGAACGCCAAACCCTTTGAATAGTGAAGTTAAATTAAATGACGGATTTTACATAGTTAATTTTTACGAACAATTAAGTGCAACAAATTTAGACCCTACAGGATTAACAAAAGTTGAAACAAAGATACTGAGAGTGATGAAATCAAATTATGTAAGTCCAATAAAAGAATACAACAATCCTAATAATACAACCTACGTTTACAATGGCTAAAAAAGGAAATACAAGCATAGAAAGAATTTTAGCGAGTAAAGTTAACCGTTTAGAATTACGTGAAGACTTAGGCAATGATATTATTAAGTGGGGTAAGAAAAACGATTGGGGTAATTACTTGTTAGGATTAGCAACTTCACAATCCGAACACGGTGCGATACTTAAAACAAAATCTAAGTATTTAACTGGGTTAGAAATTGAAAGTGATAATTTAGAAGCGCAAAAGTTTTTAAAGTATGCGAACCCGAAAGAGTCATGGTTTGATTTAACAAAGAAATTAGATATTGACGATGTAACGTTTGGTGCAATTGCTGTTAAAGTAATTCCAAATGTATTCGGAAAACCCTTGTATTTTTACCATGTAGACTACGGTAAGTTAAGAGTTTCGAGATGTGGTAATTATTTAGATTACTCAAATGATTGGCAGGTTAATGAATACATAGAACCACGCATAAGATACCCACGTTATTACGACGGTATCAAAAAGCCTTCTATCTTAATTTTAATGGATTACTTCCCGACCTCTAAAAGGTTTGAGGAGTTCTATGCAAAACCTTCTTATAACAGTACTTTAACTGATATTGATACGTATGTAAGGATTAGTACTTACTTTAATAACTTAGTTCAAAATAATTTTGGTAAAAGCGCAATTGTAACAGTATTCAAAGATGACCCAACAGACCCTGAAAAACAATACATAAAAGCAAATGTAAAGAATGAAACAGAGGGTGAGGAAAGTGCAGGCGGTTCTTTAGTTGTATTCACTGATAGAAATGGTAAAGGTGCAGAGGTTCAAGAATTAAGCGGAAGTAATTTAGATAAACAGTATCAAGAGGTAATGAAGAATTTACGTGAGAAAGTTATTATCGCTCACGAAATTAATCCTACTTTAGCAGGGCTTGCAACAGACGGAAAGTTAGGAATGAGCCACAGTAAAGAAATTCAACAAGCACATGAACTTTATATTAAGAAGTGGGCTATCCCTGCACAGGTTAAGAAGATTGGACTACTTGAAAAAATGTTTAGTTTAAAAACTGGGCAGCCGGGTAAAGATTTATTTAAGATAAAACAACTAGACTGGATAGCTGAGGAATTAGACTACACTAATCCAACTCTTCAAAACATTTTATCGAAGGATGAAATTAGAAGTTTTATTTCTAAAAAATACAATTTAGAATTAACCTTAACACCTGTAACACCTGAAAGTCAAGTACAACAAACAGGTAACGAGTTTATGAGTAAGTTATCACGTCGACAAATCAGTAACATGATGCGATTGGTAGATGACTATGAGCAGGGTAAAAAGAATTTAAACCAAACAATCATATTATTAAAGGCATTTGGGTTAACAGAAGAACAAGCTAAACAATTCATTAACTTAGATATTAACGAAGGTACAACAGAGCCAACACAAATGAGTAAGTGTGGATGTAATGTTAAGCTGAGTAAGGATAAGCAAGATAAAGAAAACTTGTTTATTAAACTAGCTTACGAAAATGCACATGATATTAATGAAGAGGATGAGGTTTTAGAAACATTTGAGGTTACTCCACTAACAATGGATATTAACCTAAGAATGGCAGCTCAGCCAAAGTTTACAGTTAATCAATTACGTAATGCTATCTTGACTCAATTCAGAGGTAACCCCGAAATAACAGCCGAAGAAATTAGCGAGTTATTTAGTGTTGATGTTGCTTTTGTTCAAGAACAAATAGAATGGCTAGTAAGTAAACGATTGTTAGATAGTAATGTTAACGGTCTTAATCCAACTGATAAAGCCCTAGATAAAACTAACAAAGAGATTAAAGAGGTTTATACTGAGTATTACTATGATAAACGTGAAGGTGTGAGTGGTGCTGTTATTCTTCCAACTACTAGAGATTTTTGCAAACAAATGTATGCTCTACACT